CTGCCCTAGTGAAATCAGAATACACTAGGTCTAAACAAAAAGAAAGAGGCGATCCGAAGACCGCCCCTGACTTTAGTAATGAGTGGAGACTTACGCCGCCCCTGCAGAACCGAAGATACAACGTGGGTCGGAGAAGCCGAAGCTGTAACGCTCACGCGCCTTGAAGCGCATGTTACCCGTGTCGAAATCACCTTCCATGTTAGTGGAAAGTGGTGTGCGCTCAAAGTGGATCATACCACGAGGAGCGTCAGTCAAGACAAAGAACGCATCCGGATCAGTAAGGAAGTCGTTGACGGCATAACCATCAGGCAACATACCCATTGAGCGCATCGCGTTAGTGTCGTTGTCGGCTGTGCCAACACGCAAGTTAGAAACCATCAAGCGTTCTGCAACGAATTGCAGTTGACGCGGGATGACCAACTTGGTGCCACGAAGGGCAACTTTCAAACCACGTTCGTCAACAAAACCAGCGATGTTGATAAGAGCGTCTTCCAAAGAAGTTTCGTTCAAATCAGCAGCTACTGCTGGAGTGTTTGCGAATGTGCCGCCGTTTGTAAGCGGGTGGGTTGTTGCACAAAGAGCAACGCCGTCACCACCAGCCGTAGCACCACCAGTAAAGGCGTTGTTAAGGACTGAAGCAGCTTTGACTTGCTTTGTGTGCGCCATTGAACGAGCCAACGCACGAGTGTAACGTGAACCAAGACGATCATAGAGATTGTCTTCGATAGCTTCCTCAGTAATTGAGAATGCCAACGCCACTGTTTCGTGGTTGTAACGAGCAGTGTATGCTTCGTTAGCGTCGTCAAAGTTGACGGAAGAACCTTCCGACTTAGTAGGTGCTGCGCCAAACCCGGACAACATAACTTCCTCTTCGAATGCTCGATCAGAAGATTCTGTTGTAAAGATTTCGGCGTGTTGGTTTTCGTACTTGTTGTACTCCATACCAAACAAGGCGTTTAGACCTGGTTCTAGCTCTTTAGCCAGTTGTGCGCGTGAAATAGCCATGTGTTAGACCTCCTTAAACGCCAGTGGACGAAACAGTACCCGCTGCAATCCCGCCATTGGCAGAGTTGAACGATGTATTGAGACGTACGATGAGTGGGATACCAGCGACTGTGAAGTCAGAGTTGTCAGCGTCGTCTTGGACACCAATAACACGCAGCTGAAGACCAGCAGTAACAGCAGCAGTATTCAAGTCTGCGGATGCAGAAGAGATACCAGTGGTGTCATTGCCCGCAGTGGCCGTTGCCATCGCGATGTTCTTAAAGACCATCGCACGAACTTCCGCTTCAGTGTTCGCTGCACCAACGACATTAGATGTCGCAATAGTGAACGTCTGCATTGGGTTGTCGTAAACAAACGCCTTGATAGGGTAGTTTGTATCCGCACCCGCAGCAGTACCCTGCCAGGAAGAAGCCCAGATTGTTTTGCCGTCTGATGCGCGAACGTACTCGACACCCCAGAAAACACCCACGAATGCTACGTTACCACCAGCAGCAGCTTGCGCTGCACCGATAGTTCCGCCCGCAACTGGGACAACAGGAGAGCCCTGATACATTTTTGTATTGTTGTTTGACGCGATACGATACTCGGTAGCACCCGTAGTATTCGAACCTTGTCCAACAATACCAATGGGACGTAGCCCAAAGGATCCGTTAGAATTTGCCATAATAGCACCTCATATAATTAATTGGAGTCGCGTTCGCGGCCTCCAAAGGATACACGACTTTGCCTATCGTTATGAATAGGCATCGAAGGATGTTGTTCCTTCATTAGGTCCTGGTCTACAGCTGTCATCTGTTCGCGGGTTCGGCCCCCGTAGTACTCGTTTCTTTCACGTGCTGTCTGTTCAGGCATACGACACAACATCAGCCCACCTTGTCCTATGACGCCTGCGTATTGACCACCATCGATGGTTGCAGCTTCATAGTCTGGATACTCATCTTTCCGGACAGGTTCCCATCCTTCGCGTAGCTTGGAGGTGACATTCATTTTGTCTTCCTCGCCACGCATTGCGACTCGTACCCAACGATGCACAAAGCCCTCTGGGGCCTCTGGTGCAGATAGGTGGCTGGGCGGTGCCCAAGGTTTTCTGCGCGATTCTGTTTCGCGGGTTGCGCTTTTGCGCGGTGTTCTAGTGTCAGTCATGTCATCAATCCTTTACATACTTTGCGTATTCTTCAAGAGGTACGCCTAGCTTTTTGGCAATCGCAACTGCGGAATGCGATAGCTTGACCGACCTGCGCCCTGTTTTCGTGCTGCGGGATGCGGAGTTACCAGCAGAAGCGACCTGACTTCCTCCACCCGATTTAGCCGCCTGAAACTTGTGGGGAAACTCCCCACGCATCCGACGATTAACCTCAGTATAGTACTCATCGCTGTTCGGGTCAAACCCTTGTTCCTCGACGAGTTCCTGATGTACTGTGTAAGCAGCCGTTGTCATGATCTTATCTTGACCAAACCACTTGTTTTTATCTTTCCACGCAACAGCCTTCGCATCTGGCACTGGTGCCGCTTGCTGCTGTTGTACAGGTTGTTGTACAGGTTGCTGCTGCTGAACAGGCATCTTTGCTTGTTGTTCCGCCCGAGCCTTCGCAGTGTTGTACTGCTGCTGCTGAACGGCGATGTTAGACAGCGCCTGCTGGGCTTCCAGCATTTTGTCCGTGTCGCCTGCCTCGTAGGCTTCTTTGTATACGCGCTTTGCACCTTCGGTTTGAGATTCCAAACGTGTGCCATACTCAGATAAGTAGCCCGTATCCAAAGCCTTGACTCGAGTCTTCAGCTTGTTGTTCTCGTCTATAAGCTGCTGAGATAACCGAACAGCTTCTGACTTATCACGCTCTTCCTGACGATACCGCTCCGTAAGTTTTTTGATGCGCGACTGCACACCTTTGCTATACGAATCAAGCTCTTCGTCACCAGAAGACTGCGTTACTTTTTCTTCAACCTGACTTTCAGGTTCTTCGTAAGTAACCTCAGTAACCTCAGTTTCCTCGACTTCGTTCTCTTCAGACATAACCTGTCCCCTTAAATATGTTTGACATCATCGGGTTCCATAATAGTGGCGATAACCTCGTCATCATTAATGATACGAACCTCACCGCCATCAATCTTGAATCTGGATCCGGAGTAGCGACCAATGCAAACCCACTGACCCTCCTTGCACCATGGCTCAATATCCGCGCCAAACTTGGCAGGATCTTTGTACGCCAGTGGCCCGAGCTTCATCACATAAGCCACAACCGTGGCTACAGATTCTCTCTCTCGAACCTCATCAGGAATGTATAGGCCACTCGCCGTCTTAGCTTTGCCTTGATACGGCATGACTAAAACCCGCCAACCTGTCGGCTGCGGCAATCGTTCGAGTAACGGTTTGTCTAAAAGGGAGGGGTCCAATACCCGCTCATTAGCGTCAACGTATGCGCTATCCAAAGCTTCAGGCTCTGCTTTCGCAGTGACCTTCTCTTTGTTTATTTTCTGCGCAACGTGATCAGGAAGATATAAGGTCTTCGACATCGTCTACGGTTCTCTCCAGCAGGGACTTGATTTCTTCACGAGCGAAAGAGAGTCCCCGTATCTCTCCCACCGACATTTTGTACTGTTCCCAGTCTTTAACAGCACCGCTTGCAAGAGCAGAAGAAAGATCCTTCTCCCGCTCTTCAAGTCTCTTGTACATGTACTTTGCCCAATCGACAACATCCATTATAGATTGTCCTTGTATTCCTCTTGTAGGTCAGATGTGATCGGTCCACCTTCTACCCACTCGCTGCATGTATTTTTACTACTACAGCAAAATTTAAGCAGTTGGCAATAACCTACATCCCCAGAGTCATCACCGATGCACTCCAGCATGTCCGCGGTCTGGTTATACATTCCGCAGTTTCCGCACTCGTCATCCGTTACAGCGGCTTTGTAGTCATACTCGTACTCCGCCATGTCCTTGTTTTCCATGTTCATGTCGGCGTCTTGAGTGGCAAGAGGACAAGAGTGACCTTCTTCGGTCTCCTCCATCGTATCGACAGGCATACCATCCGGAAGGATGCTGATCATAATTGTGGTCATCAGTAGCACTTCCCGCGTTTTGCATTGTCACGAACATCACCTTGGCGAACTTCTCCGCCGTCCATGTAACCTTGCTTTACCACGCCGCCGTTCATGAACATCTGTGTATCCTGCTCATAAATGTTCTTACCGCTCGGATGACGGGTGCCGCTGCCTTCGCCTTTTGTCCGCTCGTCCATGTTCTTACCACTTGGGTGACGGGTGCTGCCCTCGTCGTCTGAGCGTGGACGTTTCTTCGGGCGCAGTGATTTCATAGGTGCTGGCATTGTAATTCTCCTAAACCATTAGTTCAAAGTGAGGTCCGTCGATAAACGGGCGGCGATTAGCTGATCTACGCACATCGATGTAGTTATTCATAGCCTCTTCCATCGTACCTTCCCACTTACGGATGTCATTGATGTGCCATGCTGCACCCCAACGCAACTGAACGCCAACCATGTCAGCGCCCTCCTTCATTGCATCGGCGAGATCATCATAAACATTTAACTGCCAAGATCCCTTCCCGCCAACATAAGCCATGAGGTCGACGGCATGACCAACGAGATGTTTAGACTTCATGGTCTGGGACGCACCCTTGGCCACGAGTTCCTTCTGCATCTCTAGCGTTCTCATGCCTTGGATCACACCGAAGTCAATCTTCGTTGCAGTGATAGCATGTTTAACAACCGCCTGTAGACGCTCGTCTACGCCTTCGAGTTTATCAAGGCTGCGCTGTGATAGTTTGTAAGTCATCTTACTCCACCCTTCATGTACTTTGATACAGCGCGACCGCCGAACCAAAATGATATTATAGCCGCGAACAAACCCGATGTAGCATCGTCCCAGATTAGCGACAACGATCTTCCAAGGTCATTACCCTCGCCCATTAGCGCAACTATAGCCGTTACTTTGATGGCAACGAAAAGGCCAAAAAAAACATAAGTGATGACAGGGCGGACGCTACCCCGTAATGCGTTGATAAAACCTCCAGCATCCATGCTATCATGCTTATACAACCCCTCTGTCTCTTTAATCTCTGCCTGCTTGTCCAGAATGCCCAGCTTCAACTCATTGCGCCGAGCCATCAGGTCCATCTCTAGCTTCATCCGCTCAAGACTGTGCTTGTGATCTTGCCCCGCACGGAAGAAATTAAGGACCTCCGGCATAAAAGATGTACCAAACCCAAGTAAACTTCCAAGTAATGTAATCATTTGTCATACCTCTCTTCGTGAACAACCTTGTTCGATGTAACCGTGGTTGTGGACTCTTTGCCCATCCAAATACCAAAACTTCCCGTAAAGGCTCCAGTTACAACTGAAATTAGACCCGCTTGAGACACTGACAGATCAGGTTGGGACATCGCCCACTCCAAACAACGTATGTACATAATAGTCGTAGCCAGCATCATAAGACGCGGCAGAACTTTCCACTCATCTAGTCTTGTTGCCATCTTCCAAACTCCTTGCATACGCAATCGCGTACCTCTTGTGGTGCGTTATTATAACAACTTTTCCCTGTTTGTCATACACAACGTAATCACCCCTCTTGTTTCGATATAACTTCAAAGCAATACGTTACCGTGTGGCTGTTTGTAATCAGAACCTTTGCATCGTCTTGGGCTCTAGCGCACTCACTGCTAGACACAAACTGACCTAGCTCAAAATGAGAGACGTTGTTGTTGATTATCTGAAACCAAACCAGAACCCACATCACCACTTCTCCCAGTATCGGCCAAGAAAATATATTAGTACGCCAGCACCGCCAAGGGCAAGCAATCCAGAGACTGTGTACATGATGGCTTCCATCATTTCTTCACGCTCTTTTTCTTTTTGTTTTTGTGCAGCACGTCTAGCCTTACGCGCTTCGGCCTG